TCAAAATTGCTCAATTGTCAGGCAATTATTCTAGTTCAGATATTAAGCGTATGGAAGCCATAGCTTTTGAGGTGTGCACTCCCCTTGTGGCGTATAATGGAACTCTAATGCGCTTCATGGGTACAAACCCTTCTGGACAAAATATGACAGTTTACATCAATTCTATTGTCAATTCACTATTACACCGTCTTGCATTCAATGATACTTTCGATGTTGAACGCCGTGCTGAGATTGGAGCAGAATTAGGTCTCGGTAGGTCAGCTCGTTTCCGAGATCTGGTTAATTTGTTGACTTATGGCGATGATGCGATGGGTTCTGTTTTGGAGGGTTACGATGAGTTTAATCATGTATCGATGGCAAATTTTTTGGCTGCTAACGGTATGCAATTCACTATGCCCGATAAAACTTCCGAACCTCGTCCTTTCATGAATGTCTTTGAAGTTGATTTTTTGAAGCGGAAGATTGCTTTTAATCCGGATTTGGATGTGTTTGTAGGACAGCTGGATGAAAACAGTATCTTCAAATCCCTTCATTCTATTCTTAAATCTAAAGCTGTCGAACCGATGGAAGTTGCTAGGATGAACATGGAAGGTGCGTTGAGGGAATGGTTTTTCTATGGTGAGAAACATTTCGAAATGCGCCGTGAACAAATGTCCAAGATTGCTAAGAAGTGTAGGCTTACCAGTGATGCATTGAGTAAGGACTACTGGGAGAGAGTAGAAGAGTGGAAACTGAAGTATGCTCCCCAGTCTGGTGAATTTGTTCATCGTGTGTCCCCTGCATATGATGATGATAGTGTTGAATTGGAATCTGAGGAAAGCATCCCTCTTGAAGTGTGGGATGTTTCTTTGGGTTCTGTTAGTACTGTCAGTGTACCTGACGCAGTCCATCATGAACGGATTTTGATGGATGAAGTCAAAAACATATTAGGCAAGCCCTTTGTCGAAGAATATGATGTCATCCACAAATCGTTTGGTAAAGGTGATTTAATCTTCGTAGCCAATAAGACATTTCTTGTGATAGAGTGTAAGAGGGTTGTAGGCAGAGATCCATGC